ATTTCTTGTTTCAATATGTTTATCTGCTTCTGCATGGTCTCACTTGCAGCTGGTGCAAGGAAAGGTCTGGCCTCAAGTTGCGACTTGGCACCACCCCAGTTTGTGTGGTTGCCACCGAACTCAAGCATGTGAGCATAGTTGTAACCATGTCTCCCGTTGTCACCGTCGTCACCCGCACTCCCTGAGTGCCTAGGGCCCGTGATCCCAGTGAAACCACCCTTCACTTTGTTGACCCTAGATATGACACCAGTATCTCCTCCGCCTGCCCTTCCTACTTCTCCGCCATTCTTCGCCATGCTTGGCTTGTTTGCACCCCTGTCCTGCAGGACCTTTCCGTACCAACCACCCTTTAGATACTCGGTTCCAGTAGCAGCACCGAGGCTCACAACAGTCCTTGGGTTCTTCCAATCCCCGCGAGTCCTCTTGCTTTTCATTGACTCGCCAACGGTCGTCGCACTACTTGCACGGCGAAGGTTCTTGACAGTCTGTGATCTTATGACCGTGTTCATCTTCGAGATGACTCGCCTGAGTTGCTGCCCAGTCAGTTCAGCAGATATCTTTCCAAACGCATCATCAATGTCTGATGTGCGTATGATTCCGGCTGCACCTTTTCTTGGTGTCTCTGCTTTGCCGGATCGTATATTGGCTGCAGCCTTGTCGCTAAGGTCTTTCATTAACCCCATTACGCTGTGGCCCGCATCTCTACGCGAATCGTGCGTCTGTCGCCCGATATGTCTCTAACGGCAGTGACACCATAGACTGTACCATCTATGGTAACTCTGCACTGTGTATTGATTGACCCTGACACGGCAGGGGAGTCCCCGATTGCTACCTTCTGCGTGGACTCCTTAGTCTGCACGCCATCTAGGATCTCCCCGCCGCCAAGGTCCACAAGTTCGCACCACCACCCATCGATCACAGTGGTCCATGATCCCGTGGTGTAGGACCGCTGGCCATACTCATCGAGTGCAGTCGGTGGCGACTCAATGAGGGCCTTATAGTTGCGGTGCCCAATACGCTTGCGGTTAAATCCAGCCAGTTTAGCCATTACGGATATGAACTCCTAATAAGTTTTCTGACCAGCATTTCGTAGCTACGCCCTCTGTCCGTGTTCATCCCAGCCTCTTGAGCAGGGTCATAGTATGCCCTTCCGACCTCAAGTAGGATAGCTTGCTTCATCATGCGTGGAACACATCCAGCATCAGAGACTCCGCAAGTAAAGTTCACGAACACCTTGTCACCAATAGTATCCACGTCTGTTTCAGGCCATAAACTGTCAGAGTTGGCGTTGAAGATACAACCCCTCGCCTGTGAGTATGTCCAGAGAGACTGGTCTAAGGTCTGTGTCACACCGTCTGAGTCGACGTATGTGATCGAACTGACACTAGTGTTCATCCCCATCATGATGTCAAGCGGCTTGCCCTCCGCAGGGAAAGCATACATTGCCTGCTGCCAAGTGGCAGTGAGGATTCCTCTGTTAATGTCTCGTTCCAGCTTCTCCGTTGACGCTTCAATCAGAAGCGTGATGTAGTCATCTTGATCGGCCCCTGAGACCCTAAGATGATTTTTTGCTTCTGCGAGGCTTACGGCTAGCCCGCTTGGGCTTGACGTTCTCGCCAGAGTCCAGTTTGGGTTCATCTTTTACCTCGACACAAGCACCTAGAGAAATTAAAGTTTTGGCAACACCGATCTTGTCAGTGTGCCACAAGGTCCCAGCAGTGAATCCTGCTTGGGACCTGAGGAATTTAACCTTGATCATTACGCCAAGGTGATCTTGCTGAGAACTTCTGGGTTCACGCTAGCGATATCGATACGCTGAGTGCAAACGATTCCAACTTGGTCGTTCACGGCGTACAACTCACGAAGAACGTTGAAGTTCAAGTTGCGACGGTCACCGAAGTAGTGAGAAACGCTCAAGTCACCGAATACAGCAAGCAAGTCGCCAGTAGTCGAAGCACCTGCACCGGCCATTGCGTTGACCAAGTTGACTTTGTAACCGAAGAGGCTAGGTGAAACGCCACCAACCATCTCGGAGATTGCGTTTCCGCCAGCAGCGTTCAGCAAGTCGCGGATAGGACCGTTCCAAAGAGTTGGGCTGAAGTACCACTGGTGATTCAAGCCACGCTCTTGACCAGCAGCAACAACGGCTGCAGTCAGGTCNGTCAGTGCAAGAGCTGAAACCGAAGCAACGTTCGTGTCAGCAATGCTTGCGTCGCCTTCGATNCCNCCNGNAAGAAGTGATCCACCTGTGAACAGGTTGTTGTCTTCTTCTTTAGCGAACGCCCAAGCCAAGTCGCGAACGATAGTGTCAGTCATCGAGATGAGGCTGTCTTCAGCGATCTCTGTTGACATCTTCACAAGGCCAGCCATTTTCTTGGCAGTCAAGGAAACCTGACCGAATGTCAAGTCGCTCTCGGTGATGGAAGCAGCTTCGTTCGGGTAGTATACAGTTGCGTGACCGAGGAGCTTGGGAACGCTCCAAGTCAATGCACCCATAACAACGCGACGACAAACGCTACGTGCCATGCCGTAATCCTCAACCAAGTTGATCAACTCGGATGCCAGAGGCGTAGGAACAGTGAATCCACCCTCGGAGTCAGTGCCTTCGCTCTGTGCTGCCATGAACTCCTTGGCTTTGGCGTTTCCACCAACAGCGGCAAGGAACTGACCAGCGGTGTATGCGTCTTCGCTGGAAGCGAATACGTTTGACTTGTTGTATTTAGCAGCGGCAGGAATCGCCATAGTTTCGGTCTCTTCTAAAACGGGTTCAATGGATGCCTCTGCCTCAATAGCAGGTGCGGAAGGGGTGACGCGGGATGCGACGATCTCATCAACTCGGGCTTGGATAGCTTCAAGTCGATCTTTTTTAGCGTTCAGCTCGGTGAACTCGGTGTCGAGTGCTTCGATCTGTGCGAGAGTCTCTTCGCTGTTGTCACCCGCTTCGAGGGCAACGTCAGAAAGAGCTTCAACCTCAACCGAAATCTCTTCCAGTCGAGCAGCAATTTCACTGATGTTTTTCATCGTGTAAATTTTCCTAATTAGGGTAAAAGTTTGGTCAGTTGCCCAGACGATTTATTATTATAGTGCACTAAAAGTGCACTATTTCGCTAGCCTCAGTTTCAATCTCCTAGCCACAGCCTTAGCCTTTGCAGACACGGCGAATGGGCTCAGAGCCAAGGGTTGCTTCTCTACTTGTGCTCTAGGCTTCTTCTCGATCTTGTGGATTTCGTCCACAAAACCCTGTGCCAGAGCCTCTTCAGCGGTCATCCAAGTCTCTGCGTCCATCATAGACAGCAGGTCTTCGTTGGATTTCCCTGTCTTTTCTGCGTAACTCGCAGCAAGGTCGTTGTCCATCATTTCCATGACATCTGCGGTACTTCTNAAGTCCTTGCAGTTGCCCATAGCCTGTGTCCAGCAGCGGTGGATCATGTACTTGGCGTTGCTGTTGATGACAACCCTAGACGCACTACAGGCGATCACAGTGGCGATAGATGCTGCCAGNGTGTCGATGTGNATGGTCACTTCGCCATCGTGCTGCATGATAGCGTTGTAGATGGCAAGGCCGTCTGTTACGCTGCCGCCCTCTGAATTCAGGTGAATCGTGACGTCCATTCCCTCGTGCTCTTTCAGGCAATCGCGGAAGTCGTCTGCGGATATTCCACCATCAAAGTCCCCGATAGGGCCCCTCATGGTGATAGCTTTATTTGTTGGATCTGTTTCAAGCCTCATCGGAGGTTTCCTTTTCTTCGGGTGCGTCAGTAGTTTCTTCGTTGGTCTCTTCTTCGGTCTCGGATGCCTCTGCGATTTCCATTGCCATCTCGTGTGGCAACTTGTCGCCGCCGTCGATGGGGTCAAGGCAGTGCATGTCTCGAAGCTCGTTGATCGTCGCAATGCCTTGCTGTGACAGCTTCAGCGTGTAGTCAGCCAAGCTGTTGGGGTCGCCTTGCATCAGAGTCTTTGTGTTGAACTCTGCTTCAAGGTTGCCATAAGGCATCAGTTTGTTTTCGATTTCCTCTGTCCACTTTGCAATCCAACGGCCAAGGCAGTTGTTGATGTACGCCGTGTTACGCTCGGAGATGCTGCGGTACGTTTGACCGCTGTTGTCTCCCATGATGCTCTCAAGCCCGAACAGCAACGCAACCTCTTCGCGTTGGAAGTTACGCTGTTGGAGAAACTGTGCATCAGTGGATGACATGGGCATCACGGTTGCTTTCATTCCATCCCTAAGCATCCCAGCCTTTCCGGTGTTATCTAGACCAGCGTGCTTGTCGTTGAATCCGTCGAGAAACTCCTTAGCGTCCTTTGCTGAACGAAACATTCCATTTGGTGCCTCTAGCAACATGCTAGGTCGACCACTGTTTGCGATAGTTACTGCCGCACCTTCTTGACCAGCTTGGGTCAGTCCGAATACGTCACGAGCCATATCGATAACGTGCATGCCCCATACGCCATTGTAAGATGTGTTCATAACGTGGAGTACGTCACGGTCAGGGATCTTATAATAGCCGCCAGACTTCAGTGCAGTCGGGATTGCATCCTGTGTGGTCCCAACATTTGGTGTCACAAGGTGCCATTTTTGTCCATCAACCAGCATTGTCTGACAGTTGTATGGCAGGATTGGGACAAGACCAACCGGTGTGCCGTTACTGTTACGCTCGATGTAGGCCCTGCCATTTCCAGCAATCAATGCGTGAACCATTATTAGCTCACGGAACTGATACGCCGACATAATGTCATTGGGCCTCTTATTAATTAATCGGTAAACATTGTTCTGAACTTTAGGCTTACTTCCGTTTTCTTCCATTTTTCTAATGTCAATGGGAAGTTGGGCCATGTGTCCGCTGATTTTGTTGACCGCGTAGGCTACCGGTGCGAGGCCCAGAGTGGACTCAACAGTCACGTTGATACCTGTTTTGGACTTCTTGCCGCCGAATGCCTCTACGAGCCAGTCTGTGGGGTTCTTCGAGTTCGAGAACGCCTTGAATGTTTTTCCTAATTTCACGATATAAACATATCTCCGCGACTCCTGCCTTTGCCTACCATCGCTCGACGGAAGGCCATAGTTAGGGCCACTAATGGGTCAATTTTCTGCGACGAACTTGCTTTGTCGTATTGCCAACGATCATTCCGGTCACGAACAGCAACTGCATTCGACAGGCACCATCTCAGAAGTGGAGATCCATTGTGAGTGAATCGTCCGTCTGAAAGTGCCTGTCTGAACTCGGAAATGGGCTCGTTGAAATGACGAGTGGTCTGTGGCATCGCCGCGATTACCACACCTTCTTGTTCTACTTGTTCTCCAAATTGCTGTGCCTGATAAGGGTCAATCGCACAGTCAGTGCAGTAGTACGACCAGTAGTCGTCTACGAAGTCTGCTTGGAGGTCTGTGATGGGTGATTCTGTGACCTTGATTAGCCCCTGCTGAATGTAGTCGCAGAAAGGGACAGCCGTGAGGTCTCTCGGTGTGTTCTTTGATATGTACGCCGCAACTCTTCCCTCGTAACGGTAGACTGGCCGTCTCTCACTGTCCTCTTCGCCTGTGTCGAAGCGTGCGACAAATGCATAGGCTGCAAGGTCGTCCCTGCCGCCGAGGTCAATCCCTGCACCAACGCAGTCAGCGTCTCGTGCCCAGTCGCTGAAATCTCCCTTGCACTTATCGAAGTCTTCGATATTGAAAATCCTCTCAGTGCTGCTTACCAGTACATTTGCGTGGTAACGCTTGAAACGATTGAGTGCTTGAGGTGACGTGTAGGCTGGCTTGATCTGACCACGCAAGAACTCCATGCTAATCGAGACGCCCATATTGGGGCAGGCCTTGATCCAGCAGGTCTCGTCAAACGGGTCGTCATCTTGGTCGATCTCATAGATGGCAGCAAATAACTGATCCGATTCAACTGTCTTGTCTAACACAGCCTTTGCAAAGCCAACCTCTTCTATCCAGAGGTGCGATTGGTCATCGCCTGCCGTGGTGACTGTCAGGGTCAGTGGCTGAACACGCGAACCAGATCCCGTGACCATTGTGTTGTAAAACTTCCGGTGCTGCTTCGTCCAAGCGTGCGTCTCGTCCATAATGACGAGCTGAGGGTTCAATCCATCGTAAGGGCGATCAGATCCAACAGCCTGCATGTTGCCGCCGTTGTGATTGAACGTCATNACCTTGTTGGCTACAGTGCTGCCCTCTTTGAGGATCGGGGACTGCTGACGCATACGCAAACATTCTGCGAAGATAACCTTTTCGCTCTGCTCACGCTTGGTTGCGGCCATGATGATCTGGGACTGTGATTCAGGATCGCCCGTCACTGGGTTGATGTCACAAGTGGCAACGAACATCGCTATGCCCGCAGCAATCGTGGACTTTCCTTGTTTACGTCCCATGCTCCAGTAGATTCTACGGAAGCGTCTGCCTCTGCCGTCATCTCGCTGCCATCCGAAGATGTTAGCTATTGCAAATGCCTGCCACTCTTCAAGAGTGAAAGGATCTCCAGCGTGCTCACCGATACTGTGCCTTAGTGCTGCTGGGAAGAACTCGATGACTGCCGCAGCCTTCTTCTCGTCGAAGTAGTAGGGGAAGTCTTCTGTGGATTGACGATCTAGGTCTTCGTAGTATCGTTCCACAGCCAATCGGACGTATTTTCCGACNACTATGTCGCCNTCCACTACCTTTTTTGCGTAGGATTCCCAGAGAGACATTTAGTTGCCCTTCATCGCGGAGATGATCGACGCAAGGGATGTCGTTTCCTCTTTGGCTTCCTGTGAGGTTGCCACTGATAAGCGTGCCCTAGACGAGGGCGAAAGACCGAGCTCGGATAATAGTTTAGTGTGTCGGTCTGCGAGCTTGTGAAAGGTCACGCTCTCAGGGCTTGTCTTGCCGTTCTCATCCTTGTGACCATGCTGTGAAACATGCTGGTAGCACTTAACCCACTCGGAGTAAGTTGTCACATATGAGGTGAGGAGGTGTGTGTCTGTCTTAGACAGGATACCGCAGTCCTTCAGAACGTCTACAGTTTCATCCCAGACAGTCGATGCTGTCTTGTCTGCTCGTACATACTCTGGTGCCTCAGGGATACGCTGGTCCGCCTGTATTGCATTTTTGGGACGGCGATGCGGATTCTTCCTAAGTGAGCCAGAGGCCTCTTGTACTTCTAACGCTCGTGGTTTGCGGCCTCTTGTCATGGAATTTAATTATAGTGCACTAAAGTTCTGGTATTTGACAAGACGATGTAAGTGGTGTATACTTAGCACATCTTGAGGACGATATCACTTATATCGGACTTTTCAGGGCAAAACTTTAGGAAAACGGAGCACGCAGTATGAGTTTTAGGATCGCAGAAGCTATTTCGGACCTCAACCCACGGGTTATCCCAATTGAGGGCAACCGTAAGTCACCGAGCATCTTCGGGTGGCCTGCAGTGAAGGACCGAGTGGAGGACTGGCTCAAGGAGAACGGAGGCGACTTACAGTTCGACGAGGAGGAGTACCACCGCTACGGCATTGTTCTTGATTCTGACATGGTCGTGGTCGATGTGGATTGCCACGATGGTGCTGAGAATGGATACTCCACTCTGAATGAGATTCAGGAACTCGGCGGTCCAGATGTCTTCGAGAACTGTGGCCTGATCGTCAAGTCGCCAAGCGGGGGCCGCCACCTGTTCTTCAAGAAGGACCCCGAACTGAAGATCCCAAAGAACAGCCAAGCATTCCCAGCAATCGACCTCTTGACCCAAGGGGCACAGGTTATTGGTGCAGGTAGCACGCACGTTAGTGGTGGCGAATACGAGGTAGAGAGGTGGACTGGCGAGCTCACAGAGCTGGGAAATGAGTTCTTTGACTGGTTCCGCCCTAAGCGTAAAGAGACTGTTGTCGAAGATCAGGACGTACTGGAGAACATGAGGCCAGCAGGAAAGTCGCCTCTCGATGAGTTCAATACGTCCGCAAATGGTCTGGATGCCGTAAAGTCCGCTATGGAGTCAGCTGGCTATACGTTCACCCGCAAGTCTGACCACTGGGAGTACGTTAGGCCCAATAAAGGCGACTTCTCTTACTCATGTAGTGGGACACTTGGGCGACTGAACAGCAACGGTCGGCCCTATCTAAAGAATTTCAGCACTTCTGACGGAACCTTCCCAGCAGACAAGGCCATTAGTCTGTCCGAGGCGTACCGCCT